ATGCTTGTGAAGAGTCATACGAGCCAGTATTAATTACCACTCGTAAAGATGGCCGTGATGAGCCTCAGCAGATGGTTATCATCAGTAAAGCTCAGTACGATATTATGCAAGCTAAGATTAAAGGAGAGTTAGAATGAGTGTAACAAGCGGTGGCTATCTAGATGCTATTAAAGTTACTGGGTTGGAGTTCGGAAGTTTTGTTGAATTGCCGGCGAGCAAGATATCACTAGCCAAGCGTAAATTAATAAAAGGTAAAGGCGTCAATGATTCTGATTATATAATTTCAATAATAGTTAACGATAAGCGGATTACGTGCCCTTACTATCAATCTTGGAGTGGTATGTTAGATCGATGCTACAGCGATATATATCAAGACAATCATCCGACATATAAAGGGTGCTCCGTTACTGGTGAGTGGCTCACGTTCAGTAACTTTAAAAGATGGATGGAAAAGCAGGATTGGAAAGGTAAGCAGCTTGATAAGGATTTATTGGTACAAGGCAATAAGGCTTATGGTCCTGAGCAATGTGTATTTGTTACGGTTCAGCTTAATACCTTGTTCAATGATAAGTCCGCTAATCGAGGCAAGTACCCTCAAGGCGTTTCCTTTAATAAACGAATCGATAAGTTTCAGGCATCAATTAGAATCAACAACAAGAAGAAACACATCGGTTACTTCGGCACGCCGAGAGAGGCGCGCACAGCTTACAAGGTCGAAAAATACGACCATATCAAGCAGGTAGCTCTAGAACAAACGGACTTACGGGTACGTGCTTCGCTTTTGAATTGGGACTTGGACTATAATCAGTCACAAGGGTTTGCACTTATACCTACCATTAACGTTAACAAAAAAGAGGCTGAAGCTATGTTTCCTCGAAAGTTGCAAGATTCTTTCGATGATATATTTGGGAGTGATGAAGATGAATAGCGCAGCCTTAGCGATACAATCAGACACGCTATCAATATTACTATGCAATCGCATCAACTCAGGCTTAGATGTTAAGCATCGCGCTATTAAGATAGCTAAGTGCTGCAAGATTATCCGCGACAAGACTAAGGATAATATTTTATATAATGCCTGTCGTAGTGTGATTAAAGCAGCGAGTAACGGTCATTATATTGACGTTGTTAAATCAATTGAGTTGACTGAGGCTAATTATTTTCGGGAGTATAAGTAATTTATGAAACCAAGAATGAAGTTTTATAGTAATGGTAAGTATGCTGGTGATTATTCAGGTGACATGGATTTAGATAAGTACAATTGCTATATGTATATGCTTGAACAGCCTGATTTGTGCTTATTTAGATTTAGCCGTTACCCTCCTATTTATAGGGGTGTATTTCACAACAAAAACTTAGATAAGATATACAATACCAGCCTATCAGAAATTATTAACAAACCACTTTAACGAGTGGTTTTTTATTTCCTAAAAATCGCTGTGTTGTCAAATTGACTCACTAGTAGTACAATGTACTCGTCTTGATGTGGACATTTCACATTATTTTCGTTACCCATAAAACGAGGTTTTAAATATGGATTCTGGTAATACACATGATACGCAAAATGAAGCAGCACAACCTAATGATGCCGTGGTAGCAGATTTAGAGATAACCAAGGATAATCCACAATCCGAGGCAAACGAGCCGCAAGAGTTTTACGTTGATGAAGAAGCCGACCAAGAACAGGCTAAGCCTGGAATGACGCAAGCACAATCATATGCAGCATTTCAGAAAGAAAAAGAAAAGCGTAAAAAGAAGCAACTTGAAATTGATGAAGGCAATCAGAAGCAAGCAGCAATGCAAGCTACTATTGATGAACTTCAAGCAACAGTTGGCGAAATTACCAAAGGC